AAGCCCGTTAACTTATTCTAGCCAAGTATGCTCGCAACAGTTTCCTTGCACTAAAGGTTGCGTTCTTTAATCAGATGTATGATTTGTGCGATGCACTAGATGTAGAATATTCAGCAGTTGCGCATTATACAACAATGGACGAACGTATTGGCGATAGTCATAGTTTCATTACAGAAGAGCGCGGCTTTGGAGGACACTGCTTTCCTAAAGATATTAATGCACTCGTAAAAACAGCCCAACGCAATAACGTTGAGCTGTCAATATTAAAAGAAACAGTTGAATACAACCGTCGTATTCGTAAGAGTTAGTCTTGCCACTTCTCTAGGTTAGCAATGTAATGAGTCATTGAGTGGTCGGAGAAACTATCTACGCCGCCTGCTTTCAGTCCCATCCATAAGCCGCGCATCTTGTCTTTGAAACGTTGCCATCCAGTTATTTGACGGACTTCGCCATACGCATTCATATAGTGTTCATTGCCGTGATGTTTGTAACCCATAAAGCGTAAAGGAACAGTAGTAACGATATCATTGTTGTTCTTCCAGCGATGATGTTCAACACCTAAGTGTACAACGTAACCTCTCCAACCTACACGTGGCGAACCGTATGTATAGAGTTCTTCTGGATCAGGTACTGCTTCTTCATACATACAACGACTTGCCATAATAGTTGCCATTGCTGCTCCAAGACTGTGTCCACAGAACCAAAGTTTTTGTTTAGGTGCTTTTGCTACCAAGTCTTCAAGTACCATCGGCCAAAGTTCATCTACTTCGTCTTTAAATCCTTGATGCACTCTGCTAACAGTTTCTGCAACAACAGGAACAGCTTTTAGATCTGCGCTGATGTCATTCCATTGTGTAGGCTGTGTGCCACGACATGCAATTACCATGTCTTCTTTGTTTGCAAAACGATATGCTTGCGCACCGTCTCTATCATAAAACTCTACTTGAGTAAATCCTAGTTCTTTCACTTGCTTTTTTACTTCTTTAATGTTATCATTATAAGAAATTTCAGCAAGTTTAGCAAACAACAATGAACGTTGCTTGAAGTTTAATTCTGTTATTGACATTTGTGCCCTCCAATGTTTGTAATATTTATATGCTAACGGCACTAAATACTGTATAGGAAAATTAAAGCTATGAAAAAACGTACAAGAAGCATACTAGAAGAACTCAACAATGTGCATGGACGCAAAGACAGCGACCATCTAATTGATTCGACGGCTAATAATATTATTGAAAGTGCAATCAATCTATTGAGTAGAATTCATTCTACTTATGATGTCGATACAGCAAGTGAATTAGAAAGACGTTTTATTAATAGTATTAAATCAAATGATCCACGTAAATTTAAACGTAGTATGACAAGAATAATAGAGAGTAAGAAAAATGATTCTTAAAGAAGGCGGCAATGTTTTTAAGACCGAACCCGAAAAGAAACTTATTGCATCACGAATCGCCACAGTCGATGTTGATCCTACTATCAAATGGCTCGAGAAAGTCGTTGGATGGACTATTGACGAAGAAGATTTATTAGGTACAACTGGCAAGAAGAAAGATCCAAGTGGCGAGTTTGAATTAAACTCATCAGGCGACATAGATATTAATACTGATGCAAATAAAGTATCTAAAGAAGATTTAAAAGCAAAGCTAACAGCATGGTGTAAGAGCCAAGGTATTGCTGATGAAGATATTATGAACCAAGGCCGTACAAAGGAAGACGGCTGGATCCACGATGCAGGCGACCAAGTACACTTCCGCACACCTATCAAAGGCAATGCTAAGAACGGCGTTGTGCAAACTGACTTTATGTTTTCAACAGATCCGGACCATCAACGCAATGCAAAGCGTGGCGGCACAGCACAGTTCAACGGCAAGTCTAGAGCTATATTATTGTCAGCTTTAGCAAGAGGCAGAGGATATAAGTTTAGTCCTAAGTTTGGTATAGTTGATCCAAACAACGGAGATGAAGTTGTTAGTAATGATTGGAATAAGGGTATTCCGGAAATATTATTAGGCAAAGGCGCAAAAAATGCTGATACACATACTGTTGAAAGCATGCTGGCAAAACTCAAAGGCGATCCAAACTATGATGAGCTTATTGCTCCGTGGAAAGAAGCAATGGAAAAAGCAGGCAAGCAAGTACCTGAGTCTGCTCCAACAGGATATACTACACTAGAAGACAAGCAGCTTGCACGTATCAAAGAGCTGAGTGGCAACATGGGAAATGTTGTTATGTCAAGCGGAGCATTTAATAGATGAGATTTCAAGAGTTTCGTACAGTCTTAACAGAAGCAATATTAACCGAAGAGTTCAAAGGCCGTGAATACAATCACTTGGAAGACCTAGTTTTTATCAAAGGCTCTAAAGGTGCTCTTGAAGCAGCAGACATCTTAGAAAAGCTGGGCGCCGATTCAGGCGATGTTGCTATCAAGTGGGACGGTAATCCAACTATCTATTGGGGACGTGAGCCAGACGGAACATTTGTACTAGTAGGCAAGAACGGTTGGGGCAAGAACAAATCAACAAGTTCACAAGACCTGTCACGCTTTATACAAAACTCAGGCAAGGGTGTAGAAGAAGAACCATGGCGCAAAGACTTTGGCGAAGAAATGGCAGAAGTATTCGAGCTTATGAAATCAGCAACACCTGCAAACTTCCGTGGTTATGTGTATGGCGACTTGTTGTACAGTCCACGCAAGCCGTTTACAGTAGTAGATGGCGCAGTAGAATTTGAGCCAAACAAAGTCAAGTATACAGTTGATACGAATGGCCCACTCGGCGAGCGCATAGCGAACTCAAAAGTGGGTGTAGTAGTTCACACAAAACTTGAAGAGTTTGGTTCAAAGTCTGCTACTCCTTTTAAAGATGTAGAAGAACTTAATAGTCCAGACGTAGTAACACTGGGACAAACTTATGTTACACATCAACCCAAAGTTGACACATCAGAAGTTAAAAGTATCAGAGCAACTGCTGAAAAAAATGCACAGTTGATTGACAATTTCCTTGCACCGGTTGCAGGATTAAGTGATATGAAGAATATCATTTACACATATGTTAATCACATGACACGCACACAACAGCTAAAGAATATCGAAAACGGTTTCTTTGATTGGCTCAGTACTTCAAAGGTAAGTACTAACAAGCAAGCTAAGATTCAAGCAATGCACGAAGCAAGTCCCAAGGCACTGACTGCTATCTTTGGGCTTGTAAAACAGATTATGTCTGCTAAGGATCACATCATAGATCAATTAGACGATGCTGACGCAGACGTTAAGGCAACAACAAAAGGCGAGAAGGGCGGCGAAGGTTACGTAGCTCTTGGGTCAAAGACTAAACTAGTGCCACGCACAAGATGGCAACCAAATTAAGGAAGTAGACAATGAAAATTAATGAAGTAACAGAAGCAGCAATAGATCCTAAAAGATCAAACTACGCAGATAACAGGTATAGCGATGCTCGCAAATACGGCCAAAGAATGCAGCGCATGATGGATAAAGAGTCTGTTGCAGCAGGATTTGTTATTAAAGATGAAGCTTTATGGAATAAAGTTTCTAGACTAGGATCCATGCTTGCTGAATTACCAGGCGGCATGGCAAAGAATCCTCAAGAAGCAATTCAAAAATCAGAAATGTCTAAAGAAGAAATGCAAAAAGTTGGTTCTATGATGGCAAAATTTGAGAAATGGGAAAGGTCAAAACCAAAAGCACAAGCAGACGAACCAGAAGATGACGAGTTTGCAGCGCCAAGTGACGACGAGATTGCACGTCAGGCAGATGCAAGAGCAAGACAAGTTAGATAATGACTGAAACATACACAGCAGCACAGTGGGCAGAGATCGAAGGCGGACATGAAGTTACGCCTACTAAGGAAGAACCTTATTCTTTCTTGAGAGATCTGCATGAGTCACGCATGACCAAGGACAACGGCAATGCCAAGAAGTTGACCTACACTGACTGTGGTGAAAGAATGTATCTAACACTTTTGGCATTAGAAACAATGCGCCAGTATCCAGACTTCAAAGCATATGTGCAACGCTACTGCAAAAAGACAGCAGGGTTTGAGCTATACAAAATGTATCGCATTATGGGCACTGACCTCTACAACTTCGTCTACTTCCTTGTAGGGGACAGCAGCGCACAAGACAAACTCAAAGATCCAGACAGTGCAAAACGTATGCGAGCAGCTACAAAGCTACCTACAGCAGCAATTAATAGATATATCAATGCAGTTGCACAAGGCAAAGAACCTTCACAAGTCAATAGTATGCTAATGGCTATTGAAAGTGCTATCAAGGTTACCAACAGCGATTACAAAGCAATACGCAGAAACCTAACCAACTTTGCACGTTTAACCAAAGCAGAGAAACGTTTGGTGTCGACACGTCTTATCTTTGCTGTTCGTGCTAAACTACGCAGTTCAGATATTATTGAAGATTTTGAGAAGTTTGCAGCAGTTAAGAACCTAGAAAAAGCAAGCGTAGTTGATCCAGAACCAACAGTATCTACACCAGACATCAGCAGCACACCTGCTGACCTTGCACTGTATAGATATCTTGTAGGTGATAAAAATTTAGCACTAACCAAGAAGTTCTTGGAGCAAGCTAAGGATGGTAAAGCAGCAAGTGCTAACATGGTACAAGCATATATGCCAGCTATTAAGATGATAGACGACATAGTAGCAGCAGGCCCTGCGTATGTACAACAGCTAAGAGCAGTACATAAGAGAGCCAAAAAAGGCTAAAGTAAACACAAAAATAACGTAAGATGATAAATAATATTATACAAGTAAGAAGAGAATCTTACTTGCCATTAGATCATAGGAGAATATAAAATGGCTTCAGTAACAAACACAAACGCAGCAGTAGTTGCAGGTAACGGTCTTGGACCAAAAACATACATCTGTTCAGTAGCAACAGGAACAGTAACAGTTGCAGCAGCAGTTGCTGAAATCACAGCAGAAGGCGGCACAGTAGCAGCAGTTGAAGGCACAGCAGACGGCAGTCACATCGCAGTACAAGGTGGCGCAACGCCAGCAGTTACAGGTGTAACAGTTGTAGCAACATTCGACCAAAACCCTGCATAAGAATTCCTTACCTTAGGAACCGTGATTGCTTACACAGGCGTCACACTAAAGAGTCACTTTTTAAGTGGCTCTTTTTTTATGACTTAAATACTGTATGAGATTTATAATACATACATTAGTAGACATAACTGAGACAGGTGCTCGTCGAGGCGAAGATCCTAAACAATTTCGCCAGCAACAAAACTTCCTTACAGTTATGCAAACAATTGGGTTGAGAGTAAATCCAACGTATGTTAAAGCACCTAAAGTTGTTAAAG